CGCCACCGCCGCCTGTGCCACCTGTACCTTGTGTACCTGGTCCATTTCTAGTTCCGCCTCCGCCGCCGCCTGCGTAATTTAATCCAGTTATACTAGATGATGTGCCAGCTCCACCATTACCAGCAACACCCGGTGTTATCCCATTTGCATTTACACCTGCAGAAGCAGAGCCACCGCCACCGCCGGCCAAATACGCGGGTGAAGTAGTGCCTGTGCCGCCTGCGTATCCTTCTACCGGACTATAACTGCCTTCATTTCCTGTGCCCCCCAATGGGTGTCCTCCAGAACCACCTCCGCCGGATCCGCCATTTTGTCCCGGAAGCGTACCTGGCCCTTGATCTGCGCCGACCCCGCCACCTCCGCCAGTAGTGGAAATACTAACTGCACCACCTATTAATGATGAATTGGCACCTTTGCCACCCTGTTGAAGGGCAACGGCGGCGGCTTGACCCGCAGCACCGCCGCCACCAACAGTAATGCTATATGGAGTGCCTGGGGCAATAGTTACGGTAGATTGTCTTAATCCTCCAGCGCCACCGCCACCGCCGCTATTACCTGCACCTCCACCCCCACCTGCAACTATTAGATAATCTATTGAACTAAGTGGTGGAAGCGGAGGTGGTGGCACAAATACGGATACCCCGTTTGATATTGCCACTCCGCCTGTAAATGTAACTGGCATGTTATTTTCCTATCTTTATATGCGTTCTATGTACTCTGCATTGTATTTGCCCATTATAATAATCTTCAGTTTCCAATACTCTGCGATCCATTTGTTCTCTTGCCTCAAGATAATTACAAGATCCCTTATTTGGACAAATATGTAATATTTCTCGTATAAATTTATCTGATCCAACTGTCTCTACATCTTTTTTAACTTCGTCGGATGAGGACCAATAATCTCGCCAATCTGATTCGACCTTTATGCGCTTCTTTTTACCCTTAACCTGTTTAGTTTTACGAAACCAAAAAAGTTTTTTACCTATGTATTTCCGTCCAGTAACAGTATTTGTAATCAAATATACATAACCATACGCAGTTTCTGGAATTTCTTCAAAAGGAGAACTATTATAAAGCCACATAAACACCTATCTAAATAAGTATTTATTGTTCTACAATTTCCCATATATCTCCATCTTCGGAGTATCTATCGGTATCTACACGGGGTGGGACTATGAAATAATCCTCAGGATCCGTCATTACATCCTCGAGTCGCTCGGTTGCTAAACCCTTGCCCATTGTGCCAGTCTTAATGAACATTGATGTTTGTACAGATTTCTTATATCTGTGATATTCTGACTCGTCTCGAGCCATATAATCTTTTTGCTTTTCAGAAAATACCTGTTTCTGTTCCTCTGACCATTGCCTTGAATTGGCACAAGCCCGGGTGCAAAATTTACCGGGCTTGCTGTGGTGTGTCCCGCACTTAGGACAAGTCTTCGTCGTCGTTGTCGAGGTCTTCGTATTGCTCATCTATTTGATCTTCATCTATAGTGGCACCGCAGAATGGACAAAACCCTACATTATAATGATGGTCGTCAAGATCATGTTTTATCTTGAAGACGGCATCGCATTCGATGCACTCGTGGTGTTTGTTTTTTGCCATGTGTCGATTCCTCTTTTCTTTGCTTCAGTTTCAAATACTCTTGTTCTTAAATCGGATGAACTAAAGTAGTGATCGCGCTTGTTAAAATAAATGCGAATTTTTCTTTTCTCACAGATAACTTTGCCCGTGTACTCAGTATCTCTATACTCTTCACCCAAGATGCGAATATCAATAGGTAAAGACATAAAGATATCTTCAAGTTCTTTTTCTGTTGAATATACAATAATCTCATCGACGTGTTTACAAGCTGCAACTTGTATTTGTCGTTCGATTATAGATTGCACAGGTTTGTTTTTACTTATCCTGTCGATTGTTGGATCAACTTGTATTGCTGCGATTAAATGATCGCACTGTCTTTTTGCCTCTTCAAGCATGATAACATGACCAGCATGGAAAAGATCAAAAGTACTGCAAGTAATTCCTATAATTTTATTACTCATATTTGCTCCACTTCAATTTTACATTGTTTTAAAAATTCTATACCATCAGTATTTCTATAAGGTGTACGATAGAATACTTTATTTATACCTGCCACATGAATCATTTTACTACATTCAAAACAGGGTGCATGAGTAATATACATTGTAGCACCCTCACCCGATTCTGTTGAGCGAGCTAATTTACCTATAGCATTTGATTCGGCGTGTAAAACTTCGGGTTTAGTTTTTAGGCCAACAGTCGCTCCCTCATATTTTTCGCCGCCTTCATCTATGATATATGTAAATGTTTCTCGTATTTCATCTTCGCAGTTGTTATCCCATCCTACAGGAGTACCATTGTAACCTATAGAAATTACTCTATCATCTTTAGTTATAATAGCACCAACCTTCAATCTTCTTGCATGAGATAGATCTGCGTATGACTCTGCCGCCGTCATATGTGCGTAATCAATTTTCTTCGACATTCCATTTACCCTCTGGACATTTTTCCCATTTAATTAACGTCTTGCCCCAAATAGCGCAACCGCACGAATTGCAAAATTTTGCACCAATAACAATTTTTTTATGTTCACATGTCTCGCAGATTTTTCTGCGGTTTATTACGTAGTTTGTTTCTTTATCGGAATCCATTTTTTACACCAATAATTAGGTTTCACCTTAGCATCCCAGGTTTTACAATATTTTGTTCCTGGCACATATGCCCCACAATTTGCACAATTTTCTTTACTATTACCAACAGCATATGCAGGAGGTAATTTTTTATTAATTAAAGTACCATCGGGATACTTTCTTTCTCGTATCTCGTCAAAATTTTTCATGCCGCCTTTCCCCACACATCATGCCAGTTTCCTGACAAGGCACCTTTTGCGTAGTCTGTTGCTCTATTTTCAAAGAAATTGGTATGCGTCGGAGCATTGATCATTTCTTCAACCCACGGTAAAGGATTCTTTTTACGCTTAAAGATGCCCTTTAGTCCAAGACTAATTAGACGTCTATCAGCAATATAACGAATATATTCCTTTACATCATTTTCTGTTAACCCTTCGATAGCGCCAGATTTGAAAGAAAGTTCAATAAACTTATCTTCAAGACTAACCATCTTCTCCGCAATCGAGTAGATCTTTTCTTTGAGAGTATCATTCCATATCTCCTTATTTTCTTCGATATAAGTACGAAACAATTTAATCATGCTCTCGGCGTGCTGTGTCTCATCAACAATAGACCAAGTAACGATTTGTCCCATACCCCGCATCTTACCCATACGAGGGAAGTTAAGTAACATAATAAAGGAACTGAATAGTTGCATACCTTCAGTAAATGCGCTGAACACGGCAATATGTTCAGCGGTTGAGGCAATCGTACTATTCTTAGATGAAATATCAAGAACAAAGTCATGCTTGTCTTTCATTTCTTGATATTCAAGAAATTGATTATATGTTGTTTCGGGTAATCCCAAGGTTTCAATTAAATGAGAATATGCCGCAATGTGCAATGCCTCGCGAGCTGCAAAGCCCATTAGCATCATTCTTATCTCAGGTTGCGGGAAGTGAGGGAGATAATTATTGACATATCCGCCAGCAACATCAATATCTCCTTGAGTAAAGAATCTGAAGATGTGTGTAAGGAATTGTTTTTCCTCATTTGATAGTTTCTTTTTCCAATCCTTAACGTCCTCGTGCATGGGTACTTCGGTATGTAACCAATGGCTTTGCTCATGCTTTAACCATGCGTCATATGCCCAGGGGTAATTAAAGGGTTTAAACGAATTTCTTTCATCTGTCATTCTTGTCTTTTTCATGTTTGCCTATTCCTTTTATACAGAAAAACTACTACCACAACCACAAGTTGTTTCCGCATTTGGATTTGTTATTACAAACTGCGACCCTTGTATATCTTCTTTGTAATCTACAACAGCACCTGTCAGATACTGCATGCTCATAGCATCTATTAATATTTTAGTTTTTTCGAGAGGTATTTCAAAATCATCTTCGTTCATTACCTCATCAAATGTAAACCCATAACTCATTCCGCTGCATCCGCCACCCTGAACGAATGTTCTTAAACATAAGTCGGGATTACCCTCTTCTGCAAAAAGATCTAGAATTTTTGTCTTTGCTGGTTCTGTTATTGTTATCATTTTTGTTCCTCGTACATTACTGTGTTAGTTTCGCCGAGTGCCCATTTTGAATCTGTTTCAACTGACCATTTTTTTGTTGCAACTTTAAAGTCCGGGTATTTTAATTCTTTTGGATTACTACTTGGTTCTAATATAATTAAGCGATTATTTGGCTGAGCAGCAAACTGACCATTATCACACTGGATGAAATTATAAGACTTGTGATCCTCGACATCCTCGCTAAACCCTGTATCAAGTGTGTTAAAATCAGGATGAGCACTATCAACTGTAAAAAGATAAACACCATATTGCCAATCTCCATTCTTTAATTTAAACTTGCACTTCATTGATTGTAACTGCGCTTTCTTTATAACAGTTATATCATATGAAAGACAATCCCACAACTGAAGATAATCTAAAGGTAGAGGTTCTCCCTCAATTGGTTTCCAACAATATGCATGCAGTGGCAATTTATCATACAATGCGCCATAGTTGTTTAGGTATGATTCAATACGAAATGCTTGTCCTCTCAGAGACTTAATGCTAACCCACCAACAAGGTTCAAGTTCTCCGTGACCTTTTTCAAAGTCATACAGAAACTCTTTGCGAACAAAACATTTTACCGGCGGAAGATTTGCAACAATGTGTGCCATTTATACCCTAAAACTTTCTCCGCAACCACAGCGGTCTCGTTCGTTTGGATTTTTAAAATCGAATCCTTCATTTAGACCATTTCTAACCCAATCCATGGTCAATCCTTTCAGATATATATCACTTTTTATATCCACTAAAACTATAAAATCTTTCTGTGCGTAATTAATTACACCTACTGTTTCTTCATACTTGTCAACATATTCAAGTGTATATGCCAACCCACTACAACCTGTAGTTTTTACGCCTAGCTTAATACCAACACCCGTGCCTCGTTTCTGAAGTAGATTTTTAATTTTATCGTATGCTTTTTCAGTTAACGAGATCATGTTTCTTCTTATAGTCTAATACTGCGGCTTTTATGGCATCTTCTGCTAAAATAGAACAATGTATTTTTACTGGCGGGAGAGCAAGTTCTTCAGCAATATCGCTATTTTTGATAGTGACTGCTTCATCCAATGTTTTCCCTTTGACCCATTCTGTAACTAACGAACTAGAAGCAATTGCGGAACCACATCCATATGTCTTGAAGCGAGCATCTGTAATAATACCATCTTCTACTTTTATTTGTAGTTTCATCACGTCGCCACAAGCAGGTGCCCCCACCATGCCCGTGCCGATTGTGTCGTCTGTTTCAAACTTGCCTACATTCCGAGGGTTTTCGTAATGATCAATTACCTTTTCTGAGTAGGCCATATATTACCAAGTTACTTCGCCGCTAGAAATCTTTCTTAGGCCCATATTAATAGCGCCCATTAAAAGCATTTGATATTCTGCAGGAACTACAAAACCATAATTTGTTTGTACTATTACCAATACACCTGCTACAATATTAGTCCAAAAAGTTTTACTATAGTACCACTTCTTACCTGTTGCTTCGCTTACCATTGCTTCGTTAACTGCTTCAATAATTTTTTCGTTAACTACTGTTTCTTTTTTCGTTGCCATTTTATTTCCTTATTTTTACCGCCGCATATTGGGCATTCTTCTTGCATAATTTAATTATTTCCCTTGACAATATTATCGTCTTTATCCCGGCATTCCGCGCATTCGCACTTATTGCAAGAACAAGGGTTAGAAGGGCAAGAGCCCTGACAATGAGCGTCGTGTCCACATCTTTGGCATGTGTATCTGACGTATCTTTCATGTAAAAATGGTGTTTGCATATTTAACCCTCGCAAGCCAAACAAGTATCACCCTCAATTATCGCTTTCATATCTAATTCTTTAATAACTTCTCTTTCAATTCTCTTAGAGACTTTATCTGCTTTGCCAATTTTTTCAGAGCGGCAATAGTAAAGAGTTTTTAATCCCTGCTTCCATGCCATAAAATGCACAGCATGTAAATACATAATATTTGCATCTGGTCTAAAGAATAGATTAACAGACTGTGCTTGATCTATATATTGTTGTCTATCTGCGGCGTGTTGGATAACCCAGCGTTGGTCAATTTCCATAGATGTTTTAAACACATCTTTATTCCAATCGTCCATCCAAGTTAAGTGTTGAACTGAACCATCATTCGCAATAATTGAGGACCAAATGTCGTTGTAAGCATTTTGCGATATTGTTTCACCACTACCTGACAAATATTTTTGAATAACTTCATCAAGCCATTTGTTTTTATTTAATGACGATCCTGACAAAGTGTCTTGTCTATAAGCGTTAGCACGTAGTGGCTCAACGGAAGGAGAAGTATTGCCCATAATAATGGAAGAAGAAGCGTTAGGCGCAATAGCAAGCATGTGGGAAAACCGTCTTCCTGTACCTTTAGCATCAGGTGCTTCGCCTCTTTCTTTTCCTAATTTTAAGTTTGCAACATCCAATCCTTTTCGAATATGTTTAAAAATTTGTAGGTTTCTTCCCACTGCCATAGACGATTCCCAAGGAATATTATTTTTTTGTAAAAAGGCATGCCAACCTAGGGCTCCAATACCAATGCTACGCTCATTCCGAGCAGAGTAAATAGCCCTGGAAATGGCACTAGGTGCATTATCAATAAAATACTGTAGAACATTATCGAGCATTTCAGCAACATCAGCAAGGAAGAGAGGGTCAGATTTCCATTCATCGTAGTACTCCAAATTTAAAGATGACAAACAACATACCGCGGTGCGTTCTTTATCTGTAGGTAAAATAATCTCAGAACATAAATTAGATTGTTTGATACTTAAACCAAGCTTCTTCTGAAAGTCTGGCATTGCTCTGTTACTGGTATCAATAAAATGTAGATATGGTTCACCTGTTTGCATTCTCATTTCAATAATACGTTGCCATAATTCCCTGGCTGAGATAGTATCACGTATTTCTCCAGAATGAGGATCTTTTAATTCCCATGTGTCATCTGCATCTTTATCCAACATACATTTTTCAACTAATTGCATGAAGTTATCGGTAATATTAATACCGTGATGCAAATTAAGTGTCCTCATATTAGGATCACCTGTTGGTTTACGCATCTCTAAAAATATGAGAATATCCGGATGACTAATGTCAAGGTAAGCAGCGTAGGAACCACGGCGAGTCCTACCTTGTCTATAAGCGAGAGATGATGCGTCATATGTGCGAAGGTGGGGCATGACTCCAACACTTTTATCATCCGCTGAACGAATTCCAATACCAATTCCAACTCCTCCGCCCAGCATACTGAGCCAATTTACTTCCGCAAGAGTACTAACCAAACCTTCAGCACTGTCATCGAGATATGGTAAGAAACAAGAAATAGGAAGACCACGCTTACTGCGACCAAAGCTAAGAATGGGAGTAGAATAAGAAAGCCAATGCTTAGATGAGTATTCATAAAGTCTCTGTGAATGCTTCTCATCAGTGCCAAACGCTTTGGATACATATGCGAACCTTTCCTGAGGAGAAACCTCATCGTCTGTCATATAACTTTCTTTTAATCGTTTAATTCCCAATTCATCAAATAAACTATCTCTAGTATAATTGACATTAATCCCATGGACTACATCTTTAGTCATTCTTACTCCAATTTTTATTATTTTACTGATTCAAAAATGTGTTTTTGAATTCGATACCATTCAACCCATGCATCATTTCTGACTGCACATTCATAATATGTGGTGTAATTTATTGCTACTGTTTTAGATATATCACTTAGCTTAGCATCTTCTTTTAATTTTTCAAGTTGAGGACACTTATTTAAAAGGCTTTCGGGTACATCTGGAAATTTTGCAGTAACAGGAACTGTTGTAGAACAGGCTGTTAATGTAACAGAAAATAAAACTAAAGTAAAATACTTAAATATATTCATTTTGGTTGGTCTGCAGCATCATTATGTGCTTTGATAAATTCTTTAGGGATCTCACAAATACCACCTGGTGCAAATTTTGTATCATATTTAACTATCTCTCTGTCCACATATGTAACAATATCATTACCTCGTCTAGTAATGTATTCGGTTTTCCTTACAATCTTTTCCACAATTTTTATATTTTCTTTTGCAGATTCTACCTCGGCTTTTGCTACTTTTTCTTCCATTTCTCTTACTCTAGCTTCCCATACAGCATTATTTACTAAACCGCCCTCAAGGAAAAGACCTAGTGCTACAAGTATATAGCCTATTATTTTTGCGGGGATTGCGTAGGTTCGAATGAAGGGAAGGAACCCAAGAAAAGTACTCGCAATTAAGGTTATTATACCTGTTGCGAGTATTGCATGAAAAATCCAATTAGGAAGAAAAGATAGTATCCACATAACTTATATATCTAATTGCAAATCTTTAGTTAGCGGAAAAATCTTAGAAATAGCCTCAGCGCATGCTTTTGCAACTTCAATATGTTCTTTTTGTGTGCCGTTTTCGGACCTGAGCTGAATATAGTGTATCCAACTACGTAAAGTCCCAGCCATATAAAGACGACTTTCCATATTACCCTCGGGTAATACCGCCCTTGCTTGTTCTTTTGCAATACCGTTACTGATAGCCCATTTATATGCATCCATAGATGCTTTTATTACACCTTGTTGTTTTTCTTTCCATAAACGGTCTAATTCTCTATCCTCTGAATTAGTATAATCTAAATCTACAGAATTTTGTCTGTTTTT